TTTAGCTGGTGTAATAACATCTTTATAATTTTTAACTTTTGGAAACTCAAGGTAACGATAAGGCTTACATTGTTCATCAACTAATCTACCTTCGTTATCTCTGTAATTCTCATCTGTTTGGCAAGACGGTGTGAATTCTTGGTCAAATTCAGAAGCATTATCTTCTTTAACTCTATTGATAACTTGTTGTTTGGATTCAAACCAGGGGGTGTCTTCTTCACCATCATCATTATTCCCACTAGAAGCTTGACTATCGTCTTCAACTTCTTTTTTATCTTCTGCTTCAGGTTCGATTGTGTTTTCATTATCTTCACTATCAAATTCATCACCATCTTCGAGTTCTTCATCATCACCTAAATTGATATCAAATGAAAGTTCGTCTTCATAATCTAATTGTTCGTCTTTAGAATAATCATAAATTTCTTTTGTAACAGCAACAACATCGTCCCAACTTTCTGCAGCTTTTACTTTTTCTAAAAGTTTAGTTTCATATTCATTGAAATCAACAGGCAGAACATATTGAGATTTTGTGAAAAGATTTAATCTATCGATAAAAGGAAAACTATTGATATCTCTTTTACCAATACCAAAGAAGTCTTTTTTCATTAAGTCAGCATATGCTTTTTTGAATGATTGTTTAAGACCTGGATATTTTCTTTGAACACGCTTTTCAATTCTAGCGTCTTCAACCACATTTAAAAAGTTTTTGTAGTTTTTACCTTTAGCTTTATCAACAACAGCATCATGCCATCCTTCTTCAGGCGTAAAGAGTGCGTGACCAACTTCGTGACCACATAATAAGTCATATGTATAACCAGTCATATCAGTCCAGATTGGAAGATATAACACACGATTTTTTACATCAAATTTTGCTGTTGAGATTTTTTGGTGTTCGATTTGAATATTCTCGTTTGCCATCAGTTTGGCAAGTTGAGATTTGAACTCTTTTAGATTTGTATCTGCCATTTTTTCTCTCTTTTTCACTATCATATGGATAGGATACATCAAAAAAGGCCTTTTGTCAAGGCCTTTTTAGCATTTTTTTAGGAGAGTAAAATGAAATTTGGAGCGGGGTGTTGGACTTACACCAACTAACTAGATGGGGAACCTAGTTCGATTAACTCCCCCCGCATTTTCAGTAACCATTATACACAGATTTTTATAAAAGTCAAGCATTATTTTTATTATTACCGACCAACCTGTGTTAGATATTTTTCTTTAGTTTCGTCCCAAGACAAGGTAATCAAGTCATCATAGAATAAAGTCTCATTGGACACTCTTCCTTGTTCTTTCAGATTGGTTATCCTCTTGGTTGCATACTTCTCTTTCCATATATTTACAAGAGCTTCAGTTGATGTGTCAAACGATTTGACCAATTTGTCTTCTGTTATATCACCACGGAGAAACTCTGCTGTGTTATCATATAAAGGTGAGAAGTAAATACCTCTAGCGTGTTCTGAACGAATCAGTGTCTTATCTAATTTCATTTGAGAATAGGCAAACTGTAAAGACCTGTTTTTATGGTCTCGTTTATGTGGCTGACCACTTGGTTTCTTTGCAACATACCAATCAAAATATTTTCTTGTATGGTTTTTCTTTAACCAATGATTAATTCGATATCTTGTTTTTCTTGTTGGTTCAAATGCAACCGAACCAGCTGTAAAACCCATTTTCTTCCAATGTGATAGTCTATCGTATTGTGATAGACCTCCTGTCTTTGTCTTACCGTAGAGCGATGTGGTGGTTACACCAACAAGTTTGTCGCCATATAACTCCTGCCATAATTGTTGTATCTTATCGTCTAAACATAATAAGGCTAACAATTTACCACCTGTGTAATTATAACCTAAAGGTTGGAGAGGAACAATCGTGGATCCAATTGCTGTGTGGTTAATCATTGATCCTTGCGTTTTAAGTTCTCTACTCCAACCAATAAAGTTATCTCTTGGTGTTAAGTCTAAAAAGTCTGAGGAAATACAAATAACACCAAGATACTGTTTGGTCGGTTTATCTCTTACCACAAAATTAAGATTACGACCAATATTAGAATTGTTTTTCATTGTTGATGAGAATGTTCGTATTACATTCCAGAGTTCAGGTAAATCATCTTGCTTGTTCGCATAAATGAGTTCTGGTTCCAATTTCATGTAAGTATCTACATCAGCTGGATTCCAAATATTAGTTTTGACTTCTTGTATGGCACGGCGTTGTTTCTCATCTTCTAATACTTTAGTTTCGCCTTCCCATAAATCATTGACGGTCACAAATGGATATTTTTCTTGCACCTCACACCATTTCTGATAGAGTGTGTATTCTTTTACATCCATTTGAGAAACAAATTCTAGGTCTTTAATGGTCTCTTGCTTAACTTCTTCAAAATCAATTTCAGGCATTTTAGCCACAGGATTAGCATCTGACCATTTTTGCCATTGTGTTTCTACATCATCTTTTGGGTCCCAAGCGTAACTCATCGTTTTTTCTGTCTCTGTATTTTTTTAATCATCTTTTGTCGTTTTTGTTCAGCCATTTTTAATGAAACTGGACCAACATGGCTTGTAAATTTAACTCCGTTCATATGGTCGAGTTCGTGTAGAAAACATCTTGCTACCAAATCGGTGAGTGTTTCATTATGCACCTTACCCGATTCATCTGCAAATTCTACATCAATGCTTAATGGTCTTTCTATTTTAAGATATAAACCGGGAAAAGAGAGGCAACCTTCACCACTTTTTTCCACTTCTGCCGATTCTTTAATAACTTTTGGATTGATACAAACGAGTTGTTTGTCTTCGGTGCCAATAATAAAAACCCTTGCACGAACATTACACTGATTAGCTGACAGGCCAATGCCACCAAACTGTTTCATTGTCATTTTAAGTTGTTTGACAAGATTTGACATAGATTGATTTGGCAATTGTTTTGTATCATAATGGGGCATCACTTCTGATAACATTGGTAAAGTATCAGCATATAATGGTAACGGTTCAAGCTTGACTTCTTTTTCTGGTAATTTTACAGAATCTTCCGTGTTTATAACTAAAATATTATCTTCACTCATTGTATTATCCTAGAAAAGTTTTTAATCTTATCAAACTTAATTACTGATTCAAATTTATCTTGTAGTATATCACCTTTGTGTGATATCACAAAAATATTTACATCATCTAATGAATGTAAAATCTTAATTAATTCATCTACACCAGTAGCATCTAATGATGAATCAAAGGTCTCATCCAATATTAGTAGATTCGTGTTGGTTGAGTTTTTCAATCTAGCAACAGCTCGCCATGTGAGCATCAATGCCATATCAATTCTTTGTTTCTCGCCTTGTGAAAAGTTATTATAACTAAATTCATCTCTAAATCTGGACTTAATGGTCTCTTTAAAGGTTTCATCTAAATTAAAATTAACAAAAAAATCCAATTTGCCAAGATAACTATTGACCAAACGATTAATCACAGGCAAATATTGTTTAATAATTTTTGTTTTGATACCTGTATCTTTTAATAAAGCACCAGCAACTTCATAATATGTTTTTTCTTCAAGCAGTTCTTTAAACTCTTTTTCTTTTTGGTCTATTTCAACTTTAAGCTCTTTTAGTTTTTGTTCTTCTGTATCAGATATTGTTTTATTGGTTTGAAGTTGTTCAATATCTTTTTTAATTCTATCAATGTATCTGTTTATCTCGGTAATTGATGTATTGTTTGTAGCAATCTTTATTTGTAATTCTTGTATCTTCTTTTGTTTTTCTGATATATCATTGAGTTTAGCTTGTTCTTCATTTATCATCTCATCAAGTTGAGATAGTCCGTGGCCACATTCTTCTATTTTTTCTCTTAAGCTTTTAACTTCACCGTCTTTAAATGCCTGTTCAATATGTTGTCGGCAAGTTGGACAGTTATCATTATGCTCAAAGAAATCTACATCACCTTTATACTTTGTGAGATTGGTTTCAATTTGTGCTTCTAGTTGATTGAATTTTTTTACTCGCTTTTCTGATTCAATTCTTCCATCAACATCTTTTTGAAGCGTAGATACTTGAGATCCAATTGTCTCAATTTCTTCAGTGAGATTTGATATATTAGTTTTGTTGGTAGAAATATCTGTTTCATGTTCTTGTATCTTTTCATCGTTGTTTTGTTTTAAGTCTTGAAGCCTTTTTTCTTCAAAGTCATATTGTTGTTGTGTTAGTTGAATGTTGTGTCTTTTGTCATTCAACATATCTTTATTGCTAATGAGTTTGTCTTTGGTCAGTTTATTCATTACTGAGAATATTTGAATATCTAATAAGTCTTCAATAATATCTCGCCTATCTCTATTTGATAGTTGCATAAATGGAGTAAATGAAGCTGAACCAAGAACCACAATTTGTGTAAAAGATTTGTAGTTCATCTTAAGAACAAACTTTTCTAATTGCTCTTGATAGTCTTTAACAGTTGCATCTTGGTCTAACAGTTCATCATCGACATATATTTCAAACTTGTTCGGTTTAATACCACGAATAACCTTATAAGCTTTATTGTTGGTATCAAATTCAACTTCGACCTCAAGATTCTTGCCATTGATTGAGTTAATTAGATTAGCTTTTTGAATTGAACGAAACGGTTTGCCAAACAAACCAAAACACAAAGCATCAAGCAGTGTTGATTTGCCTGAACCATTAGAACCAACAATCAAAGATTGATTGGTCTTGTCTAATTCAATTTCAGAAAAATGGTTGCCAGTTGAAAGTAGATTCTTCCAACGGACCTTGCGAAATAATATCAATCAGTTTCTTCCGTATGTAATGCTTCAACATATAACTCTCGCATTAATGTTTTTAACTTTTCAGGCTCAACATTGAGAGTTAGTCCATCAATATATTTGGATAATATAGTCATTGTATCTTCTGCTTGATTTACAATATCATTATCATCAGCAATTATATCGTCATTATAATCTTCAACAATTGCAACATCAGCTGCACCTATCTTATATAAATTATCAGTTAGATAATCAAATAAAAATGGATTTTGTTTATTCAATACAACCACTTTCACATAGTTGTCTTTGTATTGTTCAAAATCTATCTTTTGAAAGTCTTCTAATGATTTTCCATTATCATCATAATTTATTTTATGAAATATCTCATAAGGATTTTTTATAAATTCAAGTTCTCTTGTTTCGGTATCAAAAATATGAAAACCTCTTTGGTCTTTATAATCAGCCCATGTCATTTGTGTTGGAGTGCCAACATAAAAAACATGGCCATCATCAGACTTATGATGAAAATGGCCAGTTAAGACGATATCATACTTGTTTAAAACAGTTTTGTCAATACCTGTATATGAAACATTGCCTTTGTCCATTTCAAAACCTTGTATCTCAAAATGACCAAAACAAATTTGTGACCGGCTGTTTTTAATCTTTTCTAATATTTCTTCTTCGTTTTCATCACACAACCAAGGAACAACATCAACAGAAACGCCATCAAAATCTACGGTTGTAAATTTATCATAGATAGTAAAATCTTTATATTCATTAAGTAATAGTTGAGAAGAATTAACTTTGAGTGTATTGCGATAGGTAATATCATGGTTACCCAACATTGAGTAAAACTTGATATTGTTTTTTTCTACTTCGTCAAAAAAATAATTGCGACACTGGTAAAGGCTATTAAAGTTAATAAACTTCCGCCTATCAAACAAATCACCCATTTGAAATATTTGAGTAATGTTGTTTTCTTTAAGATATGGGAAAAGAATGTTCTCATAGAATTTTCTTATATAGTTATGGAAGATAATACTATCACCACGCATACCGAAATGCGTATCACCAAGAATACATAATTTCATATTATAATTGTTTTGTTAGTTTTTCTATTTGGTCTTTAAGTTGAAGTTTTTGTAATTTCATTTTAGTTAAGCTTGTATCTGATAGGTAGTTTGTATATCCTTTTTTAATCTGTTCATCTAATTCACGGTGTTTTGTTTTTAAAGATTCGAGATGGTCTGCTATCACTAAAATTCTCCTTTATAAACGGGTATATCATTACATTTTGTTGAATAGTTTGGATCTTTAGTATCACACTTGTTAAAAAATCCTGCACATGAACTAATCATAACACAAAACAATAATAAGAGAGGCAATTTTTTATTCACCAACAAACTTATCAACTCCTTTTACCTTTGCTTCTTTTTTCTTTTTCTTTGTCTCTTCAAAGTTTTGAATAAACTCGGAAATATTATCATACAATTCAAACTGTCTTGTGTTGCCATCAGCATCTTCAAGTAATTCAAATTCATCTAAAATACCAATTTGTTCTGTAGCTTTATACTTCACATATAACTGTTTTTTCTCTCGTGTGATTCTACGAAGAAAAGCATAGTAAATAATTTGTGTGAAGTAAGCAAATGGATTTTTAGATTTATCTGGATTAAAATTACGGAAATACATCATACAGTTTTCAATACCATCAGCAATCATTTCATCTCTAAATGAATATGATGCAAAGTTTGGTTTGCGTGATAAGTGTTCTGCAATTTTTAGAAAACATTCACCGACATAATTAGGTATTTGTGGTTGAGGCTTATTCTTTTTATCAGCTTCTTCACATTTACTTTTATATTCAATTAATGCTTTTAAAAAATCCCCATTATTAACATAGTGTTTTTCTTTTGCCATAATATACCTTCTTTCATGTTTGCCTGGTTTAGGCCTTGACAAATTTGTTTTTTGTCATTATAATCCTTATGTCGCCAGATGAGGCTGGATCCTTCCAAGGAGGGTTAATACTCTTTTTCTATAATCAAAACCTAACATTGATGCTTTCTGTCCTTTATTCCAAGGAGGATGCCTGTTTTGAGAGGTGTATTGGTCAGATGTTAAATCAATAATACGATTCTGATTGTCAACACACCACCAGTGCCAAATGCCCTCATCATCTAAAGCACGATGTAGTTTTAATTCTTGTGTTCCAAATATTTTTTGTAAACAGGCAGATGCTGTATGGCAGTGACCAAACATTGGGTTGGTACTGTTGCGTTCTACCCATTTTTTAGGTAATAAATCGGGTGTTAAATTTTTTAATATTAAATTGGTTACAATTCTCAAATTATCAATATTATATTCCATGGTTAATGTATTTGACCTTTATCCTTTGCTATATTAAATTTATCAAGTAATTCATCCATTGTTGTCATGTCATCATCATATTCATCAACATAAACAGAAGATTCTAAACTGTCTTTATATGATTTGTTTTCTTTTTTTATCATCTCATCACTATATTTAATTTCTTTTGAAACTTCATGAACCATATTTAAATAATATTCAATAAGACTGTCTTTTGGATTTGTATATGTAACTATTTCTGAATTATTTAATGTAGCTATATTATCAGATATAATCTCAACTGGCAACCATGGTACCATCATCATTACCGATCCTTTACCTGACCGTCTAAGCAAAACAACCATAGGATTATTTAAAATGGTGTTTTCTTTATCTGCTATAACATCAGCGATAACATCTTCACCAGATTGAAGTCTAACAACTTTTATATTAAGTGTTTCAGCCATTCTTGAGTTCGATATTGTAGAACTTGTATTTGAACTTCTCTTCATCATATATTTTCATTCTTTCAATAAAATGTTTTAGTGTATAATTGGTAAATTTACCAACTCTAAAATCATCAGCGATATCAAACAAAGTCGCTACTTCTTTATTATCTCCTACTCTTAAACCTCGACCGATAGATTGAAGATTACGAATACGAGACTTACTCGGCGAGGCAAAGATAATATTATGTAAGTTCCTTATATTTATACCCGTAGAAAAAGTACCATATGATGCTACGATAATAGCATCTTTTTCTCTTTCAGTAATTGACCGAACAGCTTCACGAGATTCTGTATCGGTTCCACCAAAAACAAAAAATGTTTTTCTTTTTTTCGCCTTTTCTTTAATGACCTCATATAAATCTTTTCCATGTTTTTCAACAAACTGAAAAAGTATAAGAGAGTTTCCATTTAATGATAAGGCTAAGTTTCTTATAAATTCGTTTCGTGCTTTGTTTTGAACAATATAATCTATTTCAGTATTATAATCCCATTCTTTCGCTTGTTTGCAAACCGATTCTGGATATTTCAACACTAAACATTTGATTTTAAAATCCGCCAAATGTTTTTGTTCAATAAGTTCAGATGTAGTTGTTGCACGATAAACAGGACCAAATAAACCTTCTAATACTAAGCGATGTGTTTGTGTACCGTCTAAAGTGCCTGTTGTTCCTATCCTATATTTAGCACTAGAACAACCTGACATAATTGTTGTTAAAGACTTAGCTTTAAATTGGTGAGCTTCGTCACCTAAAACAAAATCAAACTGTTCAAAATATTCTGGAGGATTTTTATAAACAGATTGCCAGGTTGTAATAGTGATAAAACTGTTTGTGTGTTTTTCTTTACCTGAATATTGTCTATGGCAGTATTTGTCTGAATCATAACCATACGATTTAAAATCACTAAACATTTGTTCGACTAATGAGGTTGTTGGCACAATCATTAGTCCTTTCTTATAATCAGAGCTTTGGAGATATCTCACTATCAGGTATAGTATTAAGGACTTACCAGATGCAGTTGGAGACAGTAGGAGAACCCTTTTATTGCGAATTCCTGTGATAAAAGACTTGAGTTGGTAGTCACGGACCTTGTAAGGTAAATTTAAAGATTCAATAAATTCTTTAGCTTCATGTACCGAAAAGCTCTCTGTTGAACTAACTTCTTTATCTATTTCAAGCTTATAATTTCTTTCTTCACAAAACTTTTGTATATAAGCTACAAGACCATGATATATGGTAAAGTTTCTCAAATCTAAAAGCCTTATCTTTCCATCCCAAGCTCGCATCTTATATGCCGGTGTGAATTGATAACCAGGCACAAAGAATGTAAAATACTCGGACATCTCTTGAGCAAAATGCCTTTCACATTCTAACTGAATATAAGATTCGTTTTGTTTATGTAGAATGATATCAGCCATTATACACCTTGAATGAATTTCTCCCAATCAATAAATGACCTAAGTTCCCATGTTCGGTTGTTTAATTCTTTAAGAATAGCTTCACACACGGTAACAATTTCATCATGTAAGGTTTTAGCAGCTTTGTGTTTGTTAATATCTTCATCACTTTCTAAATATGTGTTGAGTTCGGCTTTGAGAACATAAGGAAATGGTTCCCAACCATACTTCTTCAACTCATCATCATCGAGTTTGCCTGTATAATATTCCCATTTAAGTCGTCTGATTTTATTTAATTTAAATTCAGATTCTTTAGACAATAAACGATGGCGAGAAAGTATATTCAAATACTTACTGTGTAATTGTGGTATCTTTGTTAGTTCTTTACCTGGTTCAGTTCTGTCCAGTTCGGAATCTTTTCTCCACATTTCTAGTAGTTCTTCTAATTGTTTCATAATTTATAATCCTCCAATAGTGGAGTATAACCAATTGGCAATCAAATGTCAAGCGTTTTTACCAAGTTTTTTCGATATCGTAGTAACTATACCGAAAAGTGGCGTCTGCTGTTAAGAGCGTATCAGGATTATCACTTGAAGACATTATAAAGGTTGATAGCGTAGTTGGAAAACATTCGTAAAATTTCATACGAATATAAGGTTGGTTTGAAGAAGATAATAATGTTAATGTTGCATCACTATATTGAGGTCTTTTTGTTGCTACTCTAGTAGCTTGTTTGTTTAATCTTCTTAAATCTTTGTAATCATCAAAGTCCTCTGGAAAGGTCATGCCACGAATCCAATCATGCACTTCTATCCAAGATTCCATTCTTTCATCAATCAAAAAAGTAACATTCAATAAATCGTAAATGGCTTTATCACCAGGCGCAAACAAATCTACAAACGGTGTAAATTGTGGAGTTTCTGACATAGAAATGCCTGGAACGGAAACAGATTGACAAAAGTATTGAATGTTTGGCAATCTACCAAAATTCAGTATATACTTATTGGGTTGTAAAAAATTAGGATTACTCGGATTTCTATCTGTAACTGCCATGTATTATTTCCATAAATGTTATGGTGTATTTATGCTACTATAAGCCGTAGATAAAAAAAGAGGCACCGAAGTGCCTCTCTTTAAGTTAGTTAGACTAACAAACTATATTACATTAAGTTAGCAACTTTAAATGCACGATAGTAGTTGTTAGATAACACATTTAATGCGCCTTCGCCTTGGTTAGTACCTTCTGCAAATGGGTTAGCAACTAAACCGTAACGGGTTTTGAAGCCAATTTTTGGTTGGAAAGTACCTGTATCAACTGCACGAACCATTTGTAATGGAACATATGGGCAGTAGAACAGACCAGCGTCATAAGCGTTAGAACCTTTATAACCAACAACAGCAAATTCTTTAGAAGCATTTACTGGAGCGTATGGATCAACATACACTTTAATGCGACCAAATAATGTACCTGCAAATGTATTGCCTGTATCATCAACTGTTAAGTTAGTTTGTGCTTGTAGTGCTGGGTTGTAGTCTAAAAGACCTGCCATTGCAAGAGCAGAAGCAACATCTGATGAACAGATAACGATGTTACCTTTTCCTCTACGAGTTAATTTTGCAATCGCATTTGCTTCTCTTTCGAGTTGGAAAGCAAGACCTTTAATTTTTTCAACCATCCAGCGACCGTTTGAATCAGTATCTAAATCGAACTGACCACCAGCTGTTGTACCAGTCTGACAACCTGTTTTAGCAACAGAGTAGATTGTTCTAACAACTTCACGGTTGATTTCAGCAAGAATTTCTGTTGAAAGAATATTTGCTAATTCTGTTTCAGCGTCAAGACCATGAACAGCTTTAAGGTCTTGTGCTAATTCAATTGAGTATTCTGCTTTTAATGCACGAGTTTTAGCAGTAACAGTTACTTTCTCAATTGAGAATGCCATTTCTTGGAATGTGTTAGAACTGTCACCTAAAGCTTCTGCTTTAGCGGTTGACATAGCACCAACAGCAGCTGCGTTACCTACAAAGGTGTTAGCAGCAGCAGCACCAACAGCGATGTCTGATTGTGCAGTACCTAAACCAGAATGACCTGTATTAGCTTCGTTATAGAAAGCTTCAGGACCTGATTGACCTTCGTATAATGAACGCATAGCAAAAATAAGGCCTGTAGGACCTGTCATTGGTTGAACACCAGCAACATCGTATGCGATTAAGTTTGGTAATGAACGGCGAACTAATGAAATTAGAATCGGATCAAAACCAGCAACTGGACCTGTAGCAGCAGCAGAACCTGAAAAACCAGCAGCACCACCTGAACCTAAACCAGCCGAAGCTGCGTTAGTTGGTACAGCTTCAGAAAGCACTTCGTTAGATTTGCTCATTTCTAAAGCTTGGTTTTCAAGAACAACAGCTGTAACAGCCTTTTTATATGGGTCTTGAATAGGGGCTAAATCAGGATGGTCTAGCACGCCTGCCCATTTAGTTTGTAATTGTTCGGACAAATACATATTGTTCTCCTAAATTATTTCTTTGTTTTACTAATTGCTTGAGAAACAGCAGCTACAAAAGGATCAGAAATCTTCTTGTCTTCTGTTGTCTCATCTTCTACATTTTCGTGAAGTTGTTCTTCATCAGCTTTTTTAACACCTGATGGGAAATAGTTCTCACGGATTGTTTCAAGTTTGGATTTGTATTCGTCCTCTGTGGAGAATTCAACACTTTCTGCAAGTGATTTAATTTTTTCAACTTGAGTTTCTGTAAGACCGTCTGTTACAACACGAGTAATTTCATTTTTGCGTGATTCAACAAGTTCTTTTTTGTATTCAACACCACGCTCGATTTCTTCGTTGAGTTTGCTTTCAAGTTCTTCAACTTTAGTAGCTAACTCATCAACCAAATCAACTTTTTCGGCAGGAACATCAATATAATGTTCAGTGAACAATGTTCTCATACCTGCGATAAACTCTTCTGTTAATTCAGAACGCAAACCTGATTCAATAGCAATTTCATTATCTTCCATCCATTGTTCAACAACATATGAAAGGTAATCATCAACTTTTTGAGTTAGGTCATTCTTAATTGTATCGATAGCTTCTTCTAATTGACCAGCATATTCAGCCTCCATTTGTTCTTGGATTTGAGTTACACGGTCATGAACACGAGTTTCGAAGATTGTAGTAGCTTTAGATTTGAATTCTTCTGAAATAGTTTCATCGTCAGCAAACATATTGTCGATGTCTTCTTTCATTTTTTTCTTCCAAGCTTCTTTGATTTCTTCTTCTGTTTCTTCTTCATCAACAGAATTAGCTTCAACTTCTTGTGTTTCTTCTAAGTTTTCTTCTTCGATGAATTCGTCTTCTTGTGCTTCAACTTCTGCATCTTCCATTTTAGCGGAAGCAGCAGATGGCTTAGCAGCAATAGACGCTTTGTTCTTTGCTGAATTATCAGGTGTTTGAAGCTTCAATTTATTTGAATCATCAAGTGGTTTAGAATTAGTATTGGTTGGACCACCTAAATCTTGAACCTCACCTGGTAACTTTTGTGGAGGCATAGCTGGTGCGTTAGACTTGCTAGTTGCAAGAATATCAGCAGCGGCTTCCATAAGTTTATTTGTTGCCATTAGGATTCTCCTTATGTTTTATCTTATATTTATAAAATTAAAGTTTTCGAATATAATTTTCAAATAATTTCAAAGCAACCGCTTCGATTTCTCTGGCTGATGCTTTTCTGATTGCTTTCTTGGCATGGTCAAAGTCTTGTTCTACCCAAGACCCTTTAACGAACATCCATTCTTTATTTTCCATGATGCCATTAACGAAAGCACCAGGTGCGGACGGATCCGCAACAATATCAGCCGCCGTAGCAAGTTTTAAATCGTCTTGCACCAAATTATAACCTTCTTTTGTTTGAACGACCGAACCTAAAGCTCTTGAAGAAACTCCAATGCTAACATCGTTTTCTAAAAAATTCTTAACGATATCACCATAAGGTGTTTCTAAAATTTGAGCTTTACCATAAAATGTATTTCCATCTTCACTCAAAGAAACAATTTTATGGGAAACTCTTTCAAGGTTGATTGTTGGTGTATCAGGATGACCTAACTCACCAAGAGCACGATTCGTTTTAATATACTCTTCGTTATATCTATCAACCTCATTTCTGAGAGTATCCATTTTATACATTCTGTTGTTACGATTAACTGTATCGCCAACCAAAAATGTACCTTCAATGTATAGTTTTTTCTTACCGTTTTTTTCTTCGGTAAGAACTTTTACATTTTCAATAGTTTCTGTTATGAGTTTCATGTTTCTTTCCCTTAAATCTATTGTGCATCATAGTAGGTTTTAGAAAGTTCGCCACGCTCAATTGTTTCGCCGGCTTTCCTACATCTAGCATAAATCTCTTCTGTTACGCCATTCGGTCTTGTGAAACTTCTTACTCCGCCCGAATATGTACCGTTAGCATCAGGATATGTGTCAGATGATGTAGCAGTATTTTCATACTCCCAAACACCATCAGAACCTGGAACCGTAACCCATGCCATTTTACTTTAATCCTAATGAACTTCTTCTACGCATCGACATTCTTCTTTTAATTAGAGAACGGCGTAGTTTCGCTCTTCTTGTTGTTTTCCAAGACCGTTTTAATAAACGAGCCTTTCTTAATCTTGTTGTAGCCGGTATCCGTCTTACAGTATTACCCGAAATACGATACCCTTTAATGGCAGAACGCCTTCTGTTTTTTTGAACAGTGATTCTACCTTTTGCATTTCTTCGTATTCTTCTACGAATCTTTTTAACACGACCCATACGAATAATGTTAGGGTTGCGTTTATAAGCTTCTTCTAAATCAAATGAATCAGCCGCAATATATTTTTTAGCTTCTTCAATGTATTTTGCAGTCAGCTCATTTAGACGAGCTCTAATCTTTTCTTTTACTTCGTCTAACTTATTCTCTATTAAAGAATCAATTATGCTCATTTTTTACTATGAGCCTTAAATGCAAAATCTGAACCTTTCATAAAGTGTTCTGGACTTTTATGAACAAGGTCAGCATATTTTTTAGCGTTTTCAGGTTTAAGAGCCTTATGAACATTTGTCATAGCTGAAGCTGTATAATGATCCACTTTTCTAGTTTGACCATTACCAAACTTTACACTCTTCGCTTGCTTGTTTGCAACGATAGAATGTAATTGGTCCATTACGCTTTCCTGAACTACTTCACTATTTATGTCATTTGTGCTTTCAGCTTGAATAGGAGTTTCAAATCCTTTTGCACTATAAGGAACAGTAAAGTATCTATCAAGTTTAGCGCTGTGATATAATGCTACTTTCATACCGTTTGGATAAGGTCTAAAAGATTTTCTTTTTAAAATTAAAACAAATGGTGGGTCATTTGGTCCTGTTTTTTCTTTCCTGTCTTCAATAATGGGTTCAGTTGTAATATCTTCCGATTCTTCTCTTACCGCACGGCGTGTTCTTTGGAATAATTGTGGATTGTCCGTTAAAAGACCAACCATTTTATTAAACAAATCTTGTAACAATCGTCTTTCTGTTGGATTAAACACAGGACGCTCTTCTTTCATCTTATCTAAAATACGATGAAGTCTTTGAATCTTTGTTTTATCTGCTAACCCAGCTCTGACAAGAATATCAAATTTTTTGATATCTATTTCTTGTTCAGATAAAAGTTCTTCGATGTCCCTAAATTCGTTTAATTGTTTCATTCTTGTTCTTGTTCTTCTTCTGGTTGCTCTTCAACTTCTACATTTGTTTCCGGCTCTTCAACCGGAGTGTCAGCTGTGTCTTGAACTTCCACATCAATATTGCCATCATCATCTGCTACTGGTGGAGTTTCACCATTAGAAAATAAATTTTTAGCAATTTCTTGTTTTTTACCATCTAAAGCTTCCATAGCCTTTTGTGATAAAAGGTTATGTAAACTATCTTTAGCATCTGAGCTTTGAGCCGCTGCTATTTGATTTACTACATCAACTACATCTACCATAATATTTCTCCTAGTTTCTATTTATACCACCAAACTTAATTACATCAGCATCAAGTTCTGGTGTTTCTGATTCTGTTTGGTCGTTATCTTTTGTGTTGTCTTCTGGTGGAAATTGATTAGGATCAGCTTCGCTTTGGCCAAACTGAACACCAGCTTCCTGTTCTTCTTCAATTTCTTTTTCCATTTGGTCAACTTCTTCATTAGACATTTGAAGAACATTTTTCTTAACCCAATTAGTTGAATAATAACGACCAATATATGGGTCAACTATGTTAAGAAGACCTATTCTTTCTCTAAGAAGTTCTGCTTCCTTTAACTCCGTAAAGTTATTATCTTTTAAATAATCATAATAAATTTGTTCCTGAAAATCTTGCCATTCTTCTAAAGAACAAATGCCTTTCAATACAAGTTGAATTTTTAAAGCGCTATCAAATACTTGTGAAAACTTATTTCTTAGTCTTGTAATAAATTTACCAAATTTAACTTCATCTCTTGTAACTTCTGTTGAACGACCTAAACCTATCATACCACCTTGTTGTGGTTCTAAACGAGACAAAGGAACATTCAATGATTGTAAAAGTTTATTTCTAAAATATTTTACATCTTCTAATTCACCAAGGTTTTGGCCAGCAGGTAATGTAGTAATTTCGGTACCTTTACCACCTTCTCGTCTTGGTAACCAAAAGTCTTCTAACATTGACATATGTTTTCTATCATCTCTTAACTCACCAGTAGAAGCATCATATACCATCTTGTTACGGTATTTGACCATAACATCTCTTAAGTATTGTTCAGCTTTACCTTTTGGTAAGTTACCAACATCAATGTAAAATATTCGTCTTTCTGGAGCTCTTGATAATCTGTAAATAACAACAGCATCCTCAATCATTCTTAATTGATTCAAAGGTTTAATTGCTTTGTGTAAATAAGAAATAACAAAAGTATTTTTAGCATCCATTAATCCAGAATTAATATTAATAATTGATTCTGGTGCAATTCTTAAACCTTGATTTAAACTTGTTCCATAAGACTGTGTTGTTTGTCCTCTTTCATTATAGACATAATATTCACCAATAGACTTGATGATTAATGCACCAGTTTTAGGGTCTTTTTCTTTTTTGACTTCACGGACTTTTCTTATTTTGCGTGGGTCAATGTATCTTAATTCTTTAATACCATCTTTTGGTCTTGATTCGTCCACAACAACATGATAGTAAATACGACCATCAATATACCATCTTTTAAATAAATCATCAGCTAGATTATTAAAGTTTAACATTCTCAAAACATTATTAAACTCATCTCTGATTTTTCTTTTAATTGTTTCTGGTTGTTGAAGATTATCTAATCGAATATCAACACTCTTGCCCGTTTCATCATGTGTGATAGATTCATTAACAATATCATCAATTGCCTGTTCAAGTTCGGGGTGATTTGCCATTTCACGATATCTGGTGATAAGCTCAATTTCATTACGAACTGAGCCTTCTAAATCAACATAGGTACCGTAATAAGCGTTTTGAGTAACGGTAACTGCACCGTCATCCATTGCCTCATTTGGAAGAGTAAAAGAAGGCTGGTTAGGAGGTTGTTGATCTACAACATCCTTTTTGCCTAGAGTGAATCCGAATAGTTTAATCGCCATAATAATTTATCATCCTATAAAAAAAATAAAGTGGGGAAAATACCCCACTCTATTACACAACACCGTCTTCGATTGATTCCCACCATTGATATGATAAGGTAACTGCAAATTCTTCCATTGTGTCATTTGCACCCCAATCTACATCAATAGGAGTAATATCAGAAGGAAACAAGCCAACAAACTTATATCTCTTAAGACTGTCGCCTGCTTTTCCATATTGAGTTACTTCACCATCAACGGTATAACCGCCTGGTGAAAGTGCCACTGGATTTCTTACATTAAGATTGTGGCTGTTGATGCCGTTCATCCATCTTTCGAAGGCGTTACGAACAACAAAGTCCTCATCGTTAATGACTGAAATTGTCCAGTCTGCGAAAGTTCTATTACCTACAAACTTTAATTCACGACCAAAGTATTGAACTGGTACAACACCAAGCGTAGCGCCTGGTAGTTGTGCAGTTTTACACATGAATGTAAGTTTTGTTTGTGCGTTTTCAGGTGATGAGAACGCAGGGAAAGGCATAGAAACTTCAAACAGATTAGGACGAGCACCGTCTCCAATCATTTGACTTCTAAATTCATTTACATTAAATGCCATTTTTTTCTCCTGTCTTCTCTATTTATTAGAACTGTCCAACCACTTCGTTGAACGATACACCTGTTCTTACGGCAACAAAGTTAAGTTGAATAAAGTTAATTGAACGAGCAGGTTTGATATAAATGTCGCCAACAAACTCGTTTCGGTCAATTACTTCACCTGTGTTATTTGATTCGTCACAAACTACACGGTAATCTGTAATACCTCTACGACCTTGAATGTCTCTTAGATATGGTTCAACTAGATTTACAAATTGAGCTCTTGTAAATTGGTCATTGAATTCAAATAAAGAGAAACGAGCGGCACGACTGATTGCTTTTTCAAGGATAATGAACAACCTTCGAACATTAATTCTATCAAACGCACTTGGTTTTGATAACATAGTTTTGTCACCAAACAACTGTGTACCTTCGCCTTGGAATGTTACAACCGGATTAATACCTTTAAGATAGAGGTCATCTCTATTTGCTTTTGTAGGATTCCATGCAAGTTTGAGAACATTTCTCATAATGCCTCTGTTTGGACCAGCGGGTGAGAACCATGGGTCTCTTTCGAGGTCTGTTCTAGCAGCTAAACCTGCAATATCACCGTTACATGGTACCCAACGATATACATCATTATACTTATCATACATATACTTCCAGTTAGAATCAATAACTGCATATGATGATGAAGTTAAAGAAGCTCTGTATGCTTTAACATCTGTTGTTTCTGAACCAGCGTTATCAACAACATCTGCTTTTTCTGGTGATAAGAAAGCAACCGCATCTTTTCTTGTTTCTGCCATTGTAATCAAATCAGCAGCCACAGTAGCATCAGCAGGACCAGAAATGATAAGATTGATATCAACAGCATCTGCGTTATCAAATTTATCGTATGCTGTAACAACATTAGCGGTAGAGATTGTGCCATCTGCACCAGCTGAAAGTGAAACTGTTACATTTGATGATAGATTAGCAAATGTTTTGTTTGAAGCTGTTGTGCCCCAATTGGTGCCATTTGCGTGATGTGACATCCAGTGAATATATTTTGAACGGTTAGAAATTACATCTTTATAATAATTTGTGTTACCACCGTCATCTTTAGCATCAGATGCTTTAGAAACAAATGCAAATTTTTCTAATACTGTGCCTTGTGTTCCTGAAAACAGGCCATCTTCATCAACAACAATAACATGGAGTTCATCATGAGAACCACCAGCATTAGAAACATAAGTTGATGTTGAAGGCGTATCGTTAAATTGTGATTCATATGCCCAACCAGAATAAGAATTACCATCTGCAATAGAAACTTTTAATGAGTTACCTTTTGCGCCTGGATATCTAGCAGCAAAGGTACCATAGGTATTTGCACCGCTAGACCAGTTATCTTCATAGTCGTCATCATTTTTAATTAATACATTTGGTGATCCGTTTGCTGTTGCGGTGTATGTTGTTGCACCATAAGCACGGACAACCTTTAAGTTGTTCGAATATGCTAAAAAACTAGCAGCAGAGAACCAGTATTCATAGTTATCGGTATTAGGCTTGCCAAACGCTTCAACAAGTCTAACTTCATCTGAAACCGTTACGATTTCATTAACTGGACCCCACTCAAATTTTCCAGCAAAAGCGCCAATCGAAGTGGCAACGGAAGGTACAATTGTAGTCAGGTCAATTTCTGATACATTTACACCCGGTGAGAGCTGAAATGCCATTGGATTACTCCTTTAATAAATGGGTCGAATTTTTTTAATAATTATACTCTATTTAGTTTTTTAGAAAGTTGAGGGTGGATACCTATCAGACAACCCACTGTTTGACCACATATCTCCCGAATCAATCTCAACCTCTTCTTTCCGACCATCATCAAAAACTCCAACGGGTGTTAGTTCTTCATCAATTAACATATTCTGTTCTTTGAGTAGTTGTTTTCTTACATCAACATCTGTTTCATCTTTGAACATTTGTTGTGCAGTTAGCCAACCAAATAAAACTAAACCCATTACTAAATCGTCATGATTGCCTTCTTCCGCTTCGTAACTATCTCTAAATCTTGTGAATGTATTTAACTCAGCAATCGTATCAAAATCATTGATGATAAGTTTATCATTTTCCACTAATGTTTTTAAGTTAGCACACCCTATTTTTTTAACCGACTTTGTTGTTTTAATACCAAAGTTTGAGTTTCTTTTAAAACCACCAGATATTGTTTGGCCTTTTATATGGTGATGGTCTAACTTATAAATGTTTTCATACTCTAAATCATAATGTAAAGTATCAACTACCTGTTGGCCAATGTTATTTGTTTCAATTAAAGCATACGCCTCGTTATACATTGTACCTATTTTATAGATTATCGTTGGGAAAAACATCAACGGTAATTGATTACTACGATATTTAGCCACCTGTCTGTATGGCGTTTCTGTGACATCGACCACATTTATGGCTGAATAATCTAAATTGACACCTTCAGCACAATCAACAGACGCTATATACAGATGACCTTTTTGGGGTTCTTCATAGATATCCAGTCCTTCATCAGTTCGAACTGGATTTCTAAACGCTAAACTTCTTAACTTCACTCCAGAGATGAGTGTAGCAGAAGAACCTACAAATTCTGTTTCAAACTCAACACGAAACTGTTCTTCACTTGTATTTCGTATGGTTTCTTCTTTCCACTTTTCATCTCTACCTGGTACATCAGACCAAAGAATCTCAAGTGGTTTGTAAAGTGAGCGACCTTCTTCCGCATCAACCCACATTTTATAAAATAAATTTAATCCGTTTGGTGTTGATACAATAATAACTTTAGTGGTTTGACCAGATGATATAACAGGATATGTTGATTGAAAAAAGTCCAACGCCATATTGTGTTGAACGAAAGCAAACTCATCCAAAAATATCAAATTGTATGAACCACCTCGAACACCTGAAGCGGATGTTGCATACGCAAATACTTTAGAACCATTTTCTAGTTCTATGTTACCTTTATTCCAAATTACAATACCTTGTTGTAACCATAAAGGCAAATACTCATAGGCCTTTTGTAATCGACCTAAAATTTCTCTTGCTAATGCACCTTTGTTGGCAAGAATACCAACCGTGTATTCTTCATTAAACAACACACACCAAAGCATATAACCCACCGATGTTGTTGTTTTACCACACTGTCGTGGCATTTTAGCAATATTAAATCTATTTTCGTGGAATGATTTGACCATTTCCTCTTGAAACGGCCACATATCAAAAGGTATCAAACCTTTATCCACATTAACAATTTGAACATAGTTTTTAATAAAATATACGGGGTCATGCTGACATTTAATTATTTCTTCTACTTGTTCAGCTGTATATGTTATTTCAACGCCAACTCTTTTGAGCCGGTCATTTCCAAGATAGCCTTCCATATCTTATTTTGAGATACTACGAAGCATCCAACCTAGTTTTTTATGTTTGTCTATTCTATCTTGTAAAAAGTTTGAAAGACCAATCTGTTCAAATTGGTTTGCAAGTTTATCACACAATTCTAATGTTTTGATTACCTTGTCATTATCACCAGCTAATTCATTAGCCATAGCAACACCATCTAATCTTTCAGGCTGTTCTTCTATTTCAGTCATATCTAAAAACTCAGCCATTGTACCTGGTGCATAAGCATCTAATGCTCGTATTTGTTCAGCAATAACATCAACAGCACCATGTAAATCTTCATACACATTACCATAGAATTCATGGTATTGTGGAAAATTAGAGCCTTCTACATTCCAATGAAAATTATGTGACTTAAGATAGAATGTAAATGTATCTGCTAATACTTTTTTAAGTAAATTAATTAAAGTTTCCATAATAATATTTATTCTTCCTGTTTATTCTTCAAAAATTTAACAAGTTCTGTTGTAGATCCTACAAAAACAGCCTTGTCGATGTTCATATTTTTTGTATTTCCTACACTATTATTGTTATCTTGTGTTAAATCTTTACGGGTTTTTTGTATATTAAGCAAATCTTTGTTAGAATCTGCAAGATTTTTAATCATTGTTGCAGCTACTTCATACGCTCGTGGGTGTTCAGATTCTCTTGCTACTTGTAAAAGATTATCTAAAGCTACATTACCCTTTGTTATAAGATTCTTTATGTTACCACGAGCAAATTCTGTATCTTGTTCCGCAACATCTTCGACAGGAACGATTTCTTTTTTTTCTTCAACAACAGGTAAAGTTTCTAATACTTCTTCTTTATCGTTCTCTACATTAAATACTTCTGATAATTTTTCTTCTGTTTTACTCATTATGTAAATGGCCATTCTGTAATTGTTTCACTGAATCCAAAGTCATCGTTTGCATTAGCAGATGTTGGATCCGGTGTTGTTATAATAATAACCGTTTTTAACGGCTCACTATCAACACTTGACACATTGTAGCTTGCATTTGATGATGCACCCACAATGATATCATTCGCTTTTAATAAACTATTTAGATTATTCACCACAACAATACCGGTGTTTGAATTACTAAAGTATGCTAAGTCTCCGGTAATATCTCTACTTTCACCCGTTGTCGTTGTTGTTACAAATATGGTTTCTTCATCATCAAAATATCCAGAACCGTTTGTATAATCAACATAAACTTTTTGTGATGTTCTACTAGCGGTCTCAATATACAGATTGGTATTTGCTTGGCGAATATATTTACCTTCTTTGACTGGAGGCCATATGTAGCCTTTTGCAGTAAAGTTTAAATCCCAAACAATCAATCTTGTTGAAGAACCATCACCTTCATATTCTACACTTGGTGTTACTGAATTTAATATAACAGGCATATCATAATGTTGGTCCATTGTTGGAACAAAATCAACAGTTACATTAAAATCAGGTGTAAAGAATGGTAATATTTGTTCTAATATTTGAGTGCCATCTTCTTGGTTTCTTACAAAAATAGATAAAGAAAATTCAAAGTTATATGGTATTGGAACATATTGTGTTTTAATTGCAGTATTTGTATTAGCAGAAAAGTTTTGTAATGTTGATAATTGTTTTCGACTTGCATCATAGTCCATACCTGTTAAATCAAATGATATACGAGGCACAACAGTTTGAACTGATTTGGTAAAATCTGGATTGGATGTAATTAGTGTAATATATTTTTCTTTTGCACCATAAGATAATGGAACTTTCCAAGATTCTTTTGATGCACTACCATCAGCTGTATATCTTTTTAAAACAATGTCATTAAACATTGTACCAAAAGCTACAATGACTTTTCGTATTGTTCGATTATAAAAATGAGAATTACCTAACATTATGCTTCACCAAATGGGTTTGATTCCGTAAAATCAATGATTGAATCAGATTCACTTTCAATCCTTACATTGTCCTGAATATCTTCAAATGCTGAATTCATATAAGCAGAATCATTAACGGTATTAATTGTTGCAATGGAAGACGATGTATTTCCAATAACATTTCCTGATGCAAAGGTTCCTTGAACCCGAATAATATCAATGTGAGAGTTTGGAACAAAATCCCAAACAACAGCTTGTGCTGTTGAAGATGCTAAGTTAGCGCCTTGATAAACAATTTCATCATTGACAAACTTACCAGAGTGCATTGTTGATATTGCAATTTTTGTTCTTGGATAATGGTCTCTAATATCATTGTCAATTTCAGCTACACCAGTTTCAATTAGCTCATTAGAGAATACGAACTGTTTCAGCTTGAGTGCATAAAGATAAACATTTGAACCACGACCACGACCTAATGTGTGAAACATAGCTTGATTGTTTTCATGCTCAACAAAAGTAATTTCAAAAAAGTTTTTAACCAAAGGAACATAAATTAAATCACCCTCATTTGGTCTTGTTTGGGAAGCGTTAGATTGAAATCTTCTACGAGAAACCAATAAGGTAATTTCATCTCGTATCTCTAAACCAAACTTTGATATGAAATCACCTTCACCATCCATACCAGTAACATTTTCCAAATACATCTCAAGCGGAATAGCAGAGATATATTGTTTAAGTGGGTCTTCACCATAAAGGTAATCGACCTCATCTCTTGTTGTTCTTGGCAAATAGAATACATCCATGCCATACATCTTTAAGGATTCAATTACTAAATCCTCAACAAGTTGTTGTTCAGCTGTTACATTTTTTGGAAAATTGTTGAAATATAGATTGGTTGCCATTCATTATCTACCCATAGAACATTTCTGATGGAAGAACATTGTATGATTGCATCTCTTCTTCGATTTTATCAATCTCTCTTTGTGCTTCTTCCATTAGTCTAGGCCCATCTAAAGTTACGCCACCAGGCATTTGAATTCCAGCAAACTTACTTAAGTTGCTACCCCATTGATATTTAATTTTTGCAGTTGCATATTGTTTTAAAAACCTATCATTCCAAACATCACTATTACCAGCTTTAGTCATTGTAACACCAGAAACATTTGCACTTAAATCTCCAACAATTTGAATTTCTGTTGGTGAGTTAATCTTTTTAATTTGAACTTCTTGGCCATCTGATAGAGTAATGAAATCATTTTCAATCACTTCTTGGTCAAAAGTTGTGGAAGAACCTGTTAAAACATTTGAAGATGTTGTGCCTGTTAATGTACCAGTCAATGTAATTGTATCTGGTTCCATTGTTCGATAACATTCGATAATTAC